ACCCCGCGGGCCTGTTCATCGCCACTGCCAAGCTGCAGTAAGGAAGGCGGTGCGGTAAGTGGTCGTTGTCAGCTACGAGTGGTATAAGACCACTTACGGCGGCGAGCTGGACGAAGATACCTTCAACCGGCTCGCGTCTCAGGCGTTCCTCTTTGCGGACGCCATGACTGAGTATAGGCTCAGCGCTTGCTGGGCCCGTCTGGCGGAGTCCGTACGCGTAGCGGTTATGTCGGCCGTCTGCGCGTACGCTGACCAGGCAAATATCGAGGAGTCCGGCGGTCCTGTTTCGTCTGAGACGAACGACGGCATCTCGCGAACCTATGTGACTGGCAGCGCTTCAAGCGCGGGCGCGTCGAGGAACGCAGGAACAGCGCAGGGCCGATTGAGCAATGCAATTCGGCTCTACCTCGCTCCTACGGGTCTCCTGTTCCGCGGGAGGGGCCGCCGATGAAAGACTTCCTCGCCTGTACCGAGCTCGTGACGCTCGTTCACCACGTCAAGACCGCTGCTTCTGACTCGTATGTCTGCTACCCCATTCAGGGCGTTAGTTGGTATGCGAAGACAGAAACGGCGGTCACGGCTGACGGCGCGAAAGCGGTTAACGTTTATAAGGTCCGAATCCCGGAGGCTGTTCTTCCGTCTTGCTTGCCTGAAAAACTTGACTACCTGGTCAAGGGGGAAATTTCAGGGGTACTCAAGCCGGCAGACCTCAAAGGCTCGACTTATTTCCAGATCACCGCGGTCGCCGACAACCGGCGCGGGACTCTTCCGCATGTGGCGGTGAGCGGCGTATGAGTTTCGGAATCAAGATCAAAAGCGTCAACATCACGCCGAGTAAGATTCTTGCCAAGCACGGTCTCGGCAGTGATAACAAGGCGCGAAAATATCTCGCGACTTCGGTCGCGAAATACTGCGACCCGTACGTTCCTATGAGTGCGGGTGCAGGAGCGCATTTGAAGAATCAAAAGCAGATCGCCCCTGACGGCAGCAAAGTCACCTATCCAGGGCCGTACGCCCATTATGTTTATGTCGGCCTCGCTATGGTAGGTCGAGCGCCAAAGAGCTATTCAGGCCGAGCGCTCAACTACCACGGCGCGCCGATGCGAGGTAAAGAATGGGATAAGCGTATGCTTGCAGACCGTGGGGGCGATCTTAAGAGAGACTTCGCCGCTTATGTAGGAGGTAGAGCAAAATGACGATCATTGATGGCGTTCGCGCCTGGCTGAAAACCTATGAGGGACTGGCTGACGGTCGGCTCAGCGTGGATTTTTTGCCCGAGGAGGCGAAGAGCTACTCGGTCGATACCGTGCCGACCACTGAGATCGTCAAACGCTACCTCGACGGCAGCTCTATTCGGCAGTTCCTCTTTTGCGTATCAAGCCGAGAGTTTTACAGCGATAATATCGCGCAGAACGTAGATAACCAGGCCTTCTATGAGGGCCTCGCCGCTTGGCTTGAGCGCAAGAGCAAGCTCCGGCAATTCCCTAATATTGGCGCGGGCCGAACGGTCCGGTCAATCGAGATCAGCTCCACCGCGTACCCGTTCGTCGTCGACGAGCATGGCACGGCGCGGTATCAGCTTCAACTCAAACTAACTTACTTCCAGAAAGGAGATCGCACCGTATGAAACTTTCCGAGCTGATGGCAGCCCATACGCCGAGCCCGACCTTTGAGGGCTTCGTCACCAACGACGATTTTGTCCTCGCGATCGATTGCTCCGCGGAAGGCTCCGCCGAGGTTAAGGACTACGCGGTCGCGCAGCTTGGCGTGACCGGCCTTGACGCCAACCTCAACCCGATCACGCAGGACAAGACCTATATCCGCGCGGGCCAGTCCACCATGAAGACCGGCAACCAGAGAGCCTTTAAGGTCTCCGGCGATCGCTATATCGGCGATGACTTCCAGGACTTTGCCCTCTCCCATGCTGTCATGTACGGCACTGGCTCCGCTGTCATTCGCAAGTACGTTTACTTCTGCTTGCTGAACGGCAAGGGCGAAACCGGTGAGGCGTCCATCATCGTTAACTCCGATGGCAGCGGTTCCGCAGGCGAGAGCGCAAGCATCGACATCGACGTCAAGAAGGCCAACGCCGCGCCCGCCGAGTACACCTACTCCGCGGCGTAATTTAAAAAGGAGGATTTGACAAATGGCAATGTTTCAGTTTTCCGCTCGCCAGGTCGAGCTCAACTTCTGCGATCAGATCAAGTGCACCGTGCCTCTGACCGACGAGGTTCAGAAGAAGGTGCAGGACGCCGCGAAGGAGCTGCTTCGCGTGTCTCAGGCCGCGAAGGACCCCGACAATAAGGAGCATACGCTCGACGACCTTTGCGATTCTGTGATGGACGCGATCGACGAGATTCTCGGCGAGGGCATGTCCGACCAGATTCTCGGCATGAAGGAAGGCTATACCTTCTGGGACGCCTGCGACGTGTTCAAGTATATCACCGACGAGATCAACACCGCAATGCGCGGCGTGGCTGCGTCCTACGCGTCCAAGCCCCCGGTCACGCCGGTCAATCGCGCGCAGCGTCGCACAAAGCATAAGAGACACGGAGCATGAATCTCCTAACGACCCCGCTGCCGTATGCGGTAAAAGTCGGCGGTCGTGAGGTTCCCATCAATACAAGCTTCCGCGTCGGAATGCGGTTTGAGCTTTTGGCTCTTGACGACCAGCTTACACCGGAGAACGTCTTGACAACGTTCTTCGGTGATAACTGGCCGCAGCCGTATGACGAGGCGGTCAAACAAGCTCTCTGGTTTTATTGTCTCGGCAAGCCTCACGAGAAGGAGGAAACCGACAAGCAAAACCTCAAGCCCTCTCGCAGGAGCTACGATTTTGAGATCGACGCCGATGCGCTCTATACCTCATTCCGCGAGGCCTACGGCATCGACCTCTTGCAGGAGGACCTTCACTGGTGGGCCTTCCGCGAGCTGATGCTCGGGCTTCCTGACGATACCCCCTTCAAGCAGCGCGTTTATTACCGGACCGGCAGCACGGAAGGCATGAGCGCCAAGCAGAAAAAGCAGTTTGAGACTCGGCGCGCGAAGTACGCAATTCCCGAGCGCGGCGCAGTCGATCACAAGTTGACTCTCAGTGAGCGCGACGCCGCGATCAAGAGATATGTTGCCGATCGTTTCAAGGAGGTTTATGGAAAAGGAAAAGCCTGAGCGCGTAAAGCTCAAGTGCCCTTTTTGTGGATATGAAATGCCTGTGTACCTCGCGCCCGACGCGAAGTGCGCAGGCGTTTTTGTTCGCTGCAAGGGCCGAAATTGTAAGAAATTATTCGAGATTCGCGTCAAGTAGTTGCCTTAGTTGCCGATGACGCCACTGAAAAGGTGGTGGAAACATGGCAAATGACGGCTCCGTCATTATCGACATTGAGGGCGATTCCAGTAAATTCAAAAGCGCTCTCTCTGGTCTTGGCAGTATTGCCTCTACCGCCCTAAAGGGTGTTACGACTGCGGTTGCGGCTGTTACGACCGCCGTTGCCGGCGTAGCCACCGCCGCCGTGAAGGTTGGCTCCGGTTTTGAGTCCAGTATGTCGCAGGTTGCCGCAACAATGGGCCTCACGGTCGAGGACATTCGCAACGGCTCGGAAGAGTTCGAGCTTCTGTCTCAGGCCGCAAAAGACGCAGGCGCAACGACTGCGTTCAGCGCGTCCGAGGCTGCTGATGCTCTAAACTATCTGGCTCTGGCCGGCTACGACGCCGCGACCTCCGCGGACGTTCTGCCTTCGGTCCTGAACCTGGCCGCCGCAGGTGGTCTTGACCTCGCTTACGCTTCCGACCTCGCGACCGACGCAATGGCCGCGCTCGGTATTGAGGCAAGCAGCGCAAATCTGACCGAGTTCGGCGATAAGATGGCGAAAACCGCCAGCAAGGCAAATACCAGCGTCGGCCAGCTCGGCGAGGCGATTCTTACTGTCGGCGGCACGGCGAAGAGCCTGGCCGGTGGCACAACTGAGCTGAACGCAGCGCTCGGTGTCCTCGCAAACCGAGGCATTAAGGGCGCCGAGGGCGGCACGGCTTTACGAAATGTTATTCTCGCTTTGTCCGCGCCTACGGATAAAGCCGCGGATGCTATGTCGGCCCTGGGTCTGGAAGTCTATGACGCGATCGGCAATATGCGTCCGCTCAATGAGGTCTTCCGCGATCTTGACTCCGCGCTGTCGGGCATGACCGAGGGCGAGAAGACAAAGGTTCTCAACGAGATTTTTAATAAAGTCGACTTGAAATCTGCGCAGGCTCTTCTCGCCGGCTGCGGCGAAGAGTTTGATAACCTGGCCGCAGCAATCGACGATAGCGCGGGCGCCATGCAGAACATGGCCGACACACAGCTCGACAACCTGCAAGGTGATATTACGATTATGAAGTCGGCCCTTGAGGGGCTCGGCATCGGCGTATATGAAAACCTGCAGACTCCGCTCCGTGATACGGTCCAGTTTGCGACTGAGCTCGTCGGGCAACTCTCCGAGGCGCTCAATGAGAACGGACTGGAAGGCCTTGTCTCGGCCGCGGGCGACGTGCTCTCTGAGGTTCTCCTCAAGATCACGAGCGAGCTTCCGAAGTTTATTGACATCGGCGTCAAGGTCATTAAGAGCTTGATCTCCGGTCTGCTCAAGAACAAGAAGACACTCGTTGACAGCGCGATCGAAATCGGCAAGGTTTTAGTCAGCGGGCTCGGCTCCATTCTCGGAGACCTGACGCTTGCGGCTCTTGAGATCATCACAACTCTCGCGGACAGTCTCGCGAAAGAGGCGCCCACACTGATTCCTGCCGCGGTCGAGGCGGTCTTGCAGTTTGTTGAAGGCCTTCTCAGCACAGAGAATATCAGCGCTCTTATCGACGCCGCGCTCGCGCTGCTGACCGGTCTCGTCGAGGGCCTGATTGCGGCGGTGCCGATTATCATTGAGGCCGCACCCATCATTATTGAGAATCTCGTTACCGCGATTCTTGATAACCTGCCGCAAATCATCGAGTGCGCGATCACGCTCTTAAACGCCCTCACACAGGGCTTGCTCGACAATCTGCCGCTCCTGGTCGATGCTGCAATCGAGCTGACCCTCGCAATCGCCGAAGGCTTGATCGAGGCGCTGCCCGATCTTATCGACGCCGCGCTTGATCTCGTGGGCGCTCTGGTCGACACGATTTTCGCGACTGACTGGCTCGCGCTCGGCGCGAAGATTCTCGAGTCGCTCGTCAAGGGTATTCTCTCCTTGATCGGCTCTCTCTTTGAGGCTGCGGGCAAGATCGTCTCGACTATCTGGGATAAGATCACAAATACAGAGTGGTTCCAGAAGGGCGCTGAGGTCCTCACAAAAATCATCAACGGCATTAAGAGTATCTTTACGAACCTTGCTCAAACGGCAAGCGATCTTGTCAAGAAGATCACCGACAAGATCACGAATACGGAGTGGTTCCAGAAGGGCTCGGAAATTCTCACGAAGATCATCGACGGCATCAAGAGCCTGTTTTCTAACCTGGGGCAGGCCGCGAGTGACCTTGTCAGCCAGGTATGGGACACAATCACAAATACCAACTGGCTTGACCTCGGCCGCAATATCATCGAGGGTATCGCCAACGGCGTCTCGAACGCAGTCGGCACGCTCGTTCAGGCCGCGAAAAATGTCGCGAACAGCGCGCTCAACGCGATCAAGTCTGCCCTCGGCATCGCCTCTCCGTCTAAGGTATTCGCCAAAGAGGTCGGCCGCTGGATTCCTCCTGGAATCGGCAAGGGCGTCGATCAGGCCATGCCTGAGCTGACCGACGATATGCGCGCGCAGCTTCAAGACTTGATCGATGACGCGAATGTCTCTGTCGCGACCGAAGTCGGCGGACTCAGCAGTAAGCTCGCGCTCACAGCAAACTCCGGTTCTGGCGGCGGTAACCACTCGCAGACCATTACCAACGACAACGGAATCATTGTCTATGTGACCTATAACGGCGACGGCTCCGAAGAAGACGCACGCCGCGTAGGTAAGCAGATCGGCGCTGAAACAGCGCGCGAAATCCGAAGAAGGGGGCTTGCACCGACATGACCGGCGATAGCTTTAGCTTCGGCAGATATAACAGCGTAGACGACTGGGGCCTGATGGTGATTGCTTACGACTACTTGCTTCCTCCAAAGCGAGCTCGTAAGATCACCATTCCTGGCCGCTCTGGCTCTTACGACTTCGGCGCGAAAAACTGGGAAGAGCGCACCTTGCGCATGACCTGTACGCTGACGCGCCAAGTCACGAAAGCCGAGTTCCGCGAGATCATCTACGCCCTCAGCAAGAAGGCTCGGCTCCGCCTTTGGAACGAGCCTGACAAGTATTATATCGCCGAGCTCTATGACCCCGCAGAGGTCCAGGACTACTACCTCGAAACGGGGCGCGAATTCGAGCTTAATTTTATCGCCGAGCCGTTCGCGTACGGTCCGACGATCACCACGCCACTTGAGAACGGGCGCAACAAGATCGCGTATCAGGGCACCGCGGAAACGCCGTGCATGATCGTCCTGCGTAACGTCTCTTCGAGCAACGTTCAAAACATCACAATCACTGCAACGAAAAGGAGTGACTAAGCTATGTATGCTTGCGACTACCTTGAGACCGGTTTTCTGAACGTCTTGCGCGGCGTCACCTTCGCCGCCCCGACAAAAGTCTATCTGGCCTTGTTCCTCAATGACCCTGGCGATTCCGGTACGGCCGGCACAGAAATCAGCTACGCCGGCTATGCCCGCATGGAGATCGCTTTTTCTGAGCCAGCGGTCTCTAACGGCGGTATCGGTATTCAGAATCTCTCTGACATTACCTTCGCGGCACCGGCTGACCCCGCGGGCACCGTGACGCACATTGCGATCATGGATTCTCTGGTCGGCGGCAATATGCTCGCCCGCAGCGAGCTGACCGAAAGTCTGGTTATCGGCGCGAATGAGCCGCCTGTCTTCCTGGCTGGCGACGTGCTCTTCTACCTGACCGGCAACATGTCGAACGCCTTCAAGACAAAGCTCCTGAATCTCTTCCGCGGCACGTCTATCCTCGGCATCTCCGCGCATTTTTCTCTCTGGAATGGCTCTCCCGAGGAGACCGGCTCCGAGCTTGCCGGCGATAACTATGCCCGCGTTGCGCTGACGTTCTCGGCACCGAGCGAACAGGCGAGCGGCCAGATGCTCGTGCAGAACTCGCTCGCCGTGTCCTTCAATCGTCCCTCCACTCCGTGGGGCGTCTGGACCTATTCGGCGATCTATTCTGCGGCAACGGGAGGTGAGCCTGTGTATTTGCAGGAGCTTACCGAGGCGATCACGATCAAGAAGGGCTATATGCCGACGATTGACGTCGGCGCGTTGAAGGTGGGATTGAACTAATATGTTTAGCTTTGACCGCTTCAATTTATCCAGGTTTTCGCTGGGAAGTCAGGACAACACAATTCACATTGAGCTGCTTCTCGCTGAAAACCTGGAATCTGTTGCCGGCGTAGCTATTCCGATCGAGACGACCGCCTTCTTCAATGACATCCTCCGCGGTACTGCGCGCGGCGCGATCGGCATTGCTTCGGCCTTCGAGTCGTATGCGGCAATGAACAGCGCCGCGCTTATGCGGGCGAATATCATCGTGAAGGGCTTACTGGGGGACACCTTGCAAGCCATGTCTGACGGCGCGCAGAACTCCATGATCGTCAACGTGCTTGCTGAAAACCTCGGGGCGAGCTCGTACGCGAGCGCTGATATTCTCTGGCATGAGGCCTATGCCGATGCGCTTACTTCACTGGCGAGCGTGGTTAAGGATATTTTGATCGACCCGTTGCTCTATGAAGTGCTCGGCTCGGTCTCTGGCGCGGGCACGCAGTCCACGGAGCAGGTCTCCGTCACTGTCACGATTCCGCCTGGCGGCGAGCTGCGTATTGACAGCGACACGTTCCGAGTCCTGCTGAATGGCGAGAACGTTCTCGATAAGCAGTCTGGCGACTGGCTCATGCTCTCGCGCGACCTTCTCTACCTTGACATTGAGAGCGCGATCGGCAATGGCTTGTCTGGTAACCTGATTTATACAGAGAGGTACTTGTGATATGCTTGAGATTTTTGATAAAAGCCGCAAGCGTATCGCGATCGCCGAGAACGCGAGCGGCGTAGAGGAAGAGCGCAAGATCAATAGTCTTTGGTATCTCACTTTTTCGCTTCCGTACAATGACGCAAAAAATGAGTATTGCCAGCCCTTCAACTATGTCCGCTACAACGGCGGCGGGCTTTATCGCATTATGCCGGTCGACGCAGAGATCGCTGAGACCGGTCTTTTGACCTATCAATGCGAGCATGTCCTCGCAACCTTGATCGACAACGTGCTCTTCGGGTACCATGTCGTAGGCAACCGAGGAACCTACACGGCTGACTGTATTCGCTACGTGCTGAATCGGCAGCGCGTGCAAAACTGGGTGCTTTATGAGTGCGACTTCGCACGGCAATTTGAATACGGCTGGACGCAGGAGACCTTACTCTCGGCCCTATTCTCGATTGCAACACCGCTTGCCGACTACATGTGGGTAACTGATACCAGCGTCTACCCGTGGCGTCTCTCCCTCAAGTCGATCGGCCTCGGGCAAAAGCCGCAGCTCTACGTGCGCTCGGGTTGGAACATGCTCTCGTATGGTTCTGGCAGCGACCCGCAGCAGATTTGCACCAGACTTTACCCCCTGGGCTACGGCGAAGGCGTCAACCAGCTCACGATCAAGAGCGTCAACAATGGTCTCGAGTATATTCAGAGCCCGCAGGAGTATATCGACAAGTACGGTCTTATTGAACGAATCTGGATTGACCGCCGTTATGAGGACCCCGCAAGCCTTCTCTCCGCGGCGCAAGTCATGCTGAACGAATTGCAGGACCCGTTACAGCAATTTGAGATCAGCTTCGCCGAGCTTGACGAATCCGACTACAATGTCGCGCAGATCGGCAAGCGCGTTCGTATTTTGCAGACTGAGCTCGGAACGCAGGTCGATACCTATGTTACCGAGCTCACCTATAAATACGACGACGTACCAAGCAGCAAGATCATCGTCGCGAATAAGAGCACCGATATTGCGTCCAGCGTCGCCGATATGGCTGACCGGCAGCGAATCGAGCAGGCGTACGCTCAGGGCGCAACGCAGCTTTACTCGCAGTCGCTCCAAGCTAACTGCGACTCGCAGAACGGCGCGGTCATGGACTTCTACCTTCCCGAGGATATGCGAATCGTCAATAAGATCGTCGCGAAGGTCCGCGTCGGCAGCTTCCGCGCCTACTCCAAGGCGACGAAGGCCGCCGAGTCTAAGGTTGTCTCCTCGACGACTGCTTCGCAAAAGACCTATTCAAGCACCTCGGGCGGCGGCTCTACCTCGACCACCTCTTCGGGTGGCGGCCAGACGTCGGGCGCGACGACGCTCGAGTCCTCAAACGTCTTGCCGAGCCAAACAAGTGGGCAGGCCGTGCACAATCATGGTCTTTCTCGCGGCGCGCGGCTCGCGACGACCAGTGACGGCAAAACCATTGATGGCTATGAGACCTTTGTATGGTCTGGCGCGCATGTCCACCCCGCGCATACGCATGAGACCGACGATCACTCGCACAGCGTTCGCATTCCAAGTCATTCTCACAACGTCACGATTCCTGGGCATAGCCATAATATCACGATTCCCGCGCATGAGCACGACATCACGCCTGGCATCTACTTCTATGGCAGCCCGAAACAGTTCGACCTCTACGTTAACGGCAAGAAAAAGACGACGATCGTCTCGACTGACACCGAACTCGACCTGACGCAATATCTCGTGGACACCAGCTCCAAGCTGATTCCGCGTGGTTCCTGGCTCTCGATCGAGGTTCGGCCGAATGATCTTGCCTACGTCAGTATTGACATGTTCGTCCAGGGCTTCGTGCAGTCCAGGGGCGACGCAACAGTTTAACTCTCAGGAGGTAAAAACTTTGGAGACTATGTATAAGGGCATTCCCTTCTCTCCGCAGGTCGCCCTCGCCGACGGTATCGGCGCAGGCGACACCACGATTCCCGTCACCGATATTTCCGCCTTCCCCGACGCACCGAACCTCGCAACGATCGGCACGGACGAAGACGGCGAAACGATTCTCTATACCGCGAAGACGACGGACTCTCTTTCCGGTTGTACGCGCGGCGTAGAGGGCACGGCGAAAGCTTGGCCTTCCGGTACTACGATCGCCCGCAACTTCACCAACAAGGACTTCGACGCCTTGCAGAAGAATATCCAGGAGGCGAAAAAGCAGGCCGATCAGGGCGTCAGCGACGCAACCGCTGCGAAGAGCGCGGCTGCTACTGCACAGAGTACCGCCAACGCAGCCGGTACCGCTGCTTCGGGCGCGCAAAATACCGCCAACGCCGCGGGTACGGCCGCAAGCAATGCCCAGACTGCCGCAGATAACGCGCAGACCGCAGCGGGCAACGCCCAGAGTGCCGCTGATGACGCGCAGAGTGCTATTGACGAGCACGCTGCGGATAAGCAGAATCCGCATGGCGTGACCGCGGCCCAGGTAGGTGCGGCGGCCGCGTCTCACAAGCACGGCAACCTGACGAGCGACGGCAAGCTCGGCTCGACTGCGAATCTCCCTGTCTTCACCGGCACGGGCGGTCTCGCGCAGGCTGAGGCCGTACTCTCGGCGGCCGCAAAGCTGGGCCGTGGCTACGGCGCTTGCTCGACCGCTGCGGCAACGAAGGCGAAGGCCGTAACGCTCTCGGGCTTTACGCTCGTCACCGGCGCGATCGTGGGCGTGAAGTTCTCCTACGACAACACTGCGACCGCGCCCACGCTGAACGTTAACAGCACCGGTGCGAAGTCGATCTACTACAAAGGCGAGGCCGTCGCGGCTGGACTTCTCAAGGCCGGCTACGTCTATCTCTTCCAGTACAACGGCACGCAGTATGAGCTCCTGAATCCAGTTGCGCAGAGCGGCGGCGGCTTCTATCCCGCAATCGTCGTGACTGCCCCCACAGGCTCCACGGTGACCGCCACGGACGGTGAGACCTCGCTCGTGGGAACAGAGGTAAGCGGAAAATGGACCTTCCAGATTCCATCCTATGGCGTGTGGAATATCACCGCTACGCTGAACGGCCAGACGGCTACCACGAGCGTCTCTGTCACGGAGGTCAAGCAGTACACCGTCACGCTGACCTACTTCGCTGCAACGATCGCGGTCACATATCCATCGGGCTCGACCTGTACTTGCTCGAATGGCACGACCACGCTCACCGCGCCGAACACGACCGGCAGCTATACGTTTACCGTCCCGAGCGCCGGCACCTGGACCGTCAAGAGCACGAATGGCACGGACACCGCCCAGCAGGCTGTTTCGATCACGACCAGCGGCCAGAGCGCGAGCGTGACCCTGTCCTATAAGCCGACTGCGAGCACGAGCGCCAAGTCTGGCGTCAACTATACGACCGGCATTTCGAGCCTGACCGCCGAGAAGATGAGTCTCTATGCTGAGGCGATCTCTCGGAACAGCGCGATCACGAACACGACAAGCACGGTCTATATCGACGACGGCGCGAGCCACTACAAAATCAGCGTTGGCGACTCGATCAATATCGCGATCAATGGTACCTCGTACGCCTTTAAGATCATGGGCTTCAACCATGATACGTTGACAAGCTCCACTGCGTACGGCTCTGCGACCGCGACCGGTAAAGCCGGCATGACCTTGCAGATGGTCGACTGTCTGGCAACAAAGGCACCTATGAATAGCGCTAACACGAATAGCGGCGGTTGGGAAAACTGCGCTATGCGTAAGAGCAACATGGCGACCTATCTCAGTCAGCTCACGAGTGCTTGGCAAAATGCCATTAAGCAGGTCAATAAGCTCTCCTCGGCTGGCAGTCAGAGTACAACGATCAAGACGACCGCCGATAAGCTCTTCCTCCTGTCTGAGGTTGAGATTTTCGGTTCTACCTCTTACTCAGTTTCTGGCGAAGGCACGCAATATGCGTACTACAAAGCCGGCAACAGCAAAGTTAAGAATGTAAGCGGGTCTGCTTACGGCTGGTGGGAGCGTTCTCCTATTGCGAACGACACTGCCGGCTTCTGTCTTGTCTACAGCGACGGCTTCGCCGACTACAACGGCGCCAGCTTCTCGAGTGGCGTGGCCTTCGGCTTCTGTGTTTAATCTGTAATCTACAAATATCTGCGGCCCGTAAGGGCCGCGGAAAGGAAAACGCTTATGTCAGTCTACAAGTCCAAACGCGGCGCCAGCTCTGCGCAGTTCGTTGAGACCGCGAGAAAGCTGCAGGTCCATACCCTCGAGCAGTGCCTCAAGGTACCTAAAAGGTACACCTTCTACTTGACGCAGAAGATCATGGACCACGCAAGCGCCGTCTACGATGAAGTCACGATGGCGAACAGCATTTTCCCGATCAACCAGCATGAGGCCCAGCTCCGGAGAGATCACTTGATCGCGGCAAACGCCAAACTTCAAGCCCTCGACCGGCAACTGGGCCTTCTTGCGGGCGTCCTCTGGAAGAACCCTGAGAACTTCAAAGGCTTTGACAACGCCTTCACGGTTTGGGGCGAGCTTATCATCGAGGAGGCCAAACTCATTTCCGGTATCAGGCGCTCAGATCGCGCCCGATATAAAAATCTTCCTGAATAACTGGGTCAAGTCCTGCATTGTTGCCCTGTCTGCTAACAACTGGTGGGAGCGTTCTCCTAATGCGAACAACACTACCAACTTCTGTAATGTCAACAGCAACGGCAACGCCAACAACAACAACGCCAGCAACTCGAATGGCGTGGCCTTCGGATTCCGTTTATTTCCTGGTGAGACCGAGTAGCTCTCTTTAGAGCGAAAGCAGGACCGATACGGAAGGAGGACTTGCAGCCCTGGCCGTCGGGCCAAAAACACTCCGCCGATGCGGCCGTCTGGACGCTGCTTGCATGGCTCGGAAGCGCGCGGGTACCGAGTTTCATGGACGGCGCCGCTACGCAGTTATAACACGCGCTCTATAAATACCACTGTACGAAGGAGACAATCTAATCTATGACAAGCGAAGAGCGGCACGAGCTTAGGTATCAACGCCGCTGTCAGAGGAGGCAAGCCAAAAGGCTCGCGCGCAGCATCGCTTGCGGCAGCTTTGAGGAGGCCTTTTCTTTTAGCAATCTATTTCAGGCAGGGCAAACCTGCTGCAAGAATGTCAACTGGAAATGCTCGACACAGCGCTACCGAATGAACATCATCTCGAATACCGCGAGGACTCATGCCGAGCTGATGGCCGGAACGTATAAAAGCCGAGGCTTCTACGAGTTTGACATTTACGATCGCGGAAAATGGCGCCATATTCGCAGCGTCCATATCACGGAGCGCGCCGTTCAGAGAAATCTCTGCGACCAGGTTATCACAAAGGTTTTTCAGCCAGCTTTTATCTATGACAATGCCGCGAGCATCAAAGGTAAAGGCATCGACTTCGCAATGGACCGGCTCAACTGCCACCTGCAAAGGCACTTTCGCAAGCACGGTCTCAAAGGCGGTATTCTCGTCTTCGACTTCAAGGATTACTTCGGCTCGGCGCAGCACTGGACCGTCAAAAACGAGCTCGCCCGTCGTGTTCACGACCCGAAGACCAGAAAGCTCGCGAATGACTTCCTCGAGAACTTCGGCCCGGTTGGGTATGGTCTCGGCAGTCAAATCTCGCAAAATGCGGCCCTCATGCTTCCGAACAAGCTCGACCACATTATCAAAGAAGAGCTTCAAATCAAGGGCTACGGCCGCTATATGGACGACGGCTATTTGATTCACGAGGATATTCACTATTTGGAGTATTGCCTCGAGAGAATCAAAGAGGTCTGTGCCGAGTTGGGTATCACGCTCAACCTGCGCAAGACCAAAATCCGCCCGATCACACGCGGCATTGTATTCCTCAAAACGAAGTTCATCTTGACGGAGACTGGCCGAGTCCTTCGCAAAATGAGCCGTGCGTCCATGCGCGCGATGAAGAGAAAGCTCTTCAAGTTCCGCAAGTGGTACGAGGCCGGCGAGTTCTCGCTCGAGGATATTCGCACCGCCTATGACAGCTTCAAGGGACACATGCGACGAGGCGACAGCTTCAAGGCCGTCGCGCGTATCGATCTATTTTTCAAGCATCTTTTCGGGTTCCACCCGAACGATAAAACGAAATGGAGGGCAACTAATGTACCGAATCGTAAAAGATGGGATTACTCTGGGGCTGACCGAGCAACCAAACTTTGTCGAGCCACTTGAGAATGGTTCCTGGGGGCTATGTGGTGAGTCCAGGGCTCACGGTATTGCCTGGGAAGGCAAAGTATATGGCCTTGAGGGGAAGTCCACCACGGACGACCTGGAGCGCGTTACGCTTGCCTTCGTGGACGCGGGCACGCTCACTACCGAGGCCGTGGCCGTGCAGTCGATTCTCTTCGTAAACGCTGCGGAAAGCGGCGCGGTCGATGACACGACCGCCAACGAGCACGTTGACCTGTTTGCTGCCTGGGCCTACCCGATCACCTATAAGACCGGCAATATCCGCAAATATGGCAGCCAGCTCTACCGCTGCCTGCAAGATCATACCTCGCAGGCTGATTGGACGCCCGATGTCGCCTCCAGCTTATGGAAAGCTACCGCCGACCCTGCCGAAGAGTGGCCGGCTTGGTCTCAGCCGCAAGGCGCGCATGACGCCTACGCCAAGGGTGCAAAGGTCTCTCACTCTGATAAGCACTGGACCTCTAACGTGGACAACAACGTCTGGGAGCCTGGCGTTTATGGCTGGACGGAGGTAGCTGAATGACGCTTTACCAGGTCCTCAGCCTTTTCGGCGCCGGCGGCCTGCTTGTCGGCGTTTTTCGTTTGCTGTTCGCCCAGATCAAGGGCGTTCGGCTCGGCGTACAGGCGCTCCTCAGGGCGCAGATGATCGCCGACTATAACAAGTGGAGCGAACGGGGGTACGCCCCGATCTATGCTCGCGAAAATTTCATCAACTGCTGGACGCAGTATCACAGCCTGGGCGTCAACGGTGTCATGGACGACCTGAAAGCGAAGTTCCTGGCGCTGCCAACCGATCACCCGCAGGCTGAGAAAGGAGATTTGGAATGAACGAAAAGATCATCAAGAGACTCGGCAATCTGCTGAGCGTCAAGTCAATCGTCACCCTGGTCCTGACTGGCGTGTTCGCCTATATGGCGATCGTTGGCAAGATCAGCCAGGATTTTATGACGATTTACGCCGTCATTATCGCCTTCTACTTCGGCACCCAGTCCCAGAAGACCCAGGACGCGATTGACGGCACCGGCAAGGAGGTCTAAAGCTATGACACTTGTTCAGCGTGTACTCGCTACCGCCCGTTCAGAGAACGGGTACCTCGAGAAGGCGACAAACGCCCAGCTTGAGGACAAGACTGCGAACGCCGGTTACAACAACTGGAACAAGTTCGCAGCCTTCCTGGACGATCTCGAGGTCGTCTACAACGGTAAGAAGAACGGCTACGCATGGTGCGACTGCTTCGTAGACTACTGCTTTATTTACACCTTCGGCCTTGAGCTCGGAATGGCTATGACCTTCCAGCCGAAGAAGGGCGCAGGCGCGGGGTGTACTTACAGCATGGGCTACTACAAGAAGGCTGGCCGCTTCTTCAAGGACCCGCAGCCTGGCGACCAGATTTTCTTCACGAACGACGGCGGTGCAAGCTCGTACCACACCGGCCTCGTGGAGAAGGTCGAAGGAGGCAGGGTCTACACGATCGAGGGCAACACCTCAAGCGCACCTGGCGTCGTCCCGAACGGCGGTGCGGTGCGTGACAAGAGTTATTCGCTCGGCTACAACCAGATCGCGGGCTACGGCCGGCCTGATTGGAGTCTTGCGGGAGAGGAGACTGAGGAAATGACGCAAGATCAATTCAACGATATGTTCAAGGTCGCAATGGCGGCTTACCGCGCCGAGCTACAGGACAACGACTGCGGTAGTTACAGCGCCGAGGGCCGTCAATTTATGATCGACAAGGGCCTCATGGTTGGCGGTAACCCGCTGCCGAACGGCGAGCCGAATTACATGTGGCAGGACTTCCTGACCCGTGAGCAGTTCGCGACCGTGCTCTTCCGGTACGCGAAGGTCCTGGGCATTGCCTGATGGGACGCCATGAGAAAAAGCCCTCAAAGAAGAAAGTCAAGATCGAATGGAGCAAGCTCGTATGCCTGTTGACGATTCTCGCCGGTCTCTTGATCGTGCAGGAGTGCCTCTTCCTTATGTACCTCTGCATCAAGGGGGGCTACACCGCCACGGCCGCCTGGCTTACCGCTGCGACCGGCGTAGGCGAGGCGGTTATCATTGCGGGCGCAAACGGGTATCTCGGGCTTGCCAAGTCCGATCACAAACGCGGCGGTATTACGTTCGAGGCCGCCAAAGCAAAAGACTTCACCGAGGACGAGGATAAAAACAGCCCTCCGATCTAACTGAAAAGCCCTCCTGCGGATTCGTCCGCGGGAGGGCTCTTTTTCTTTTTATATCTTGCGGCCGTTATACGCCAACTTTTCGACGAGCTCGCCGGTAGGCGTGTAGGCCTCACAAGCAATCCAGTCTGACGCGGTGAGATCATTATTCAGCGCAAAGGCTCGAGCTGCCTGAGCTGGTTCTGCGACCTCGTACAAGCGCTCTTCGCAGACTCGGCCCGCGTCCATATACCGGACGAGAAGATTATATTTCATCGTTGCCGGTCTCCTTCGCTACCAGGTCCAGGATAAACCGGTTGACGCTCTTGCCGACGCTCGCCGCAGCTTTTTGAATATAGTCCTTCTGGCCTTTCTTCACCTTCAACTCAATGCGCTCGTAGGTTTTGCGGTTATAGCGTTCCGTCGCTTCTCGCTGAGCGTCCGAGTAGGCCATGCGTCCACCGTCCTTTCCTTTTTACTATTATTAGTATAAAGGAATGGGCGGATTCTTCGTATAATGTCGACCGTATAAAAATGGAGAGCCCCTTCTCTCACAATATCAATTTTACCGCGTTTAGTAAGCGTTGTAAATCGGCAGAACCTAACAGGTTTTTACTGAAAACGCTGAGCAGATCGTCGGCATACGAAATCTACTAAACACGGTAAAATTATAAATGTCAAGAGGAAAGGAGCTTGACAAAAAGAAAGAGCCTGCAGCTCCAACCTGCAAGCTCTAAGAAAGGAGGTGCGTGAAATGCCTGACGGCTACACCCCTTACGGTTACCTCGGCAAGGTCGACGATAGACTGATCGAGGTTGTCTCTGAGGAAGAGCTCTACGAGCTTCTCGAAGACGAATAACCGCTAATCACCCGCGAGCCTGGCCGGTCGCAAGACCGGCTGGGCTTCAAGGTGCCTTTCATTATATATCGTTCCACGTGATTTGTAAATGCTTAATTTTTGAAGGAGGTACACCCCTATGACGTTCTGGCATGTTGTCACCAAGTTTTTTGACTCTGGCAAGGTAAAAGTCAATCTCGCGCCGATCGAGGCCGATCGCAAGCCTGAGAATCACATGAGCGAAAATAAGACTTGCGACGAGTACCACGACTACTTCGATACTTACGAAGAGGCGGTTGCGTACGCAGCCGACGCCCGCAAGGCCTGACCGGCGAGACCTGTCAGAAGTGCTTAGCGAAATCAGTAAAACCTCGAGCAGTTCGTCGGCATACGAAACTTACTAAACACGGTAAAATTAAAAATGTCAAGAGGATAAAACAGAATGCGGACAGCGCCGCCCAGCTCACGAGCTTCAAGCGGTAAGCGCGCTGCGAAAGGTAACCTCTTGACAGAAAGGAAAATGCTTATGGACAGGCAATGCGCATGTTACAGCTATTCGGCGCTTACTCATTGCGCTGACGCCGTGAAGGCTACCAACTGGACCGTACGACGCTCGGCAGAGCATTTTAGTAAATGCTTTGAAGTCAAAAAGCTCTTTGATCTTTGCTATGACGAAACGCATTGTATGCTTTTTGACGCAGATTTTTCCCCGTGGGCCGACTACTTAAAGGCGGTTAATCGAAAGGACACAAAACGCGCCCTTGATAAAGAGCTGCATAACTGCTACAGATTCCTCGCGAATGAACTTAATGCGATAGCTGCGCTCATGCGCGCTGGGGAGGTTGATTCTATTGACTAAGGTTTACGTTGTTCAGGTCATGCCTGAGGCAAGTCTCGGACGTGTCAGTCAAGAGGGCTATACCTCTTTGGAAAAGGCTCAGGCCTTCATCGAAAGCCGTTCGGACAAGCCTGCGCAGGTCTCACCCTGGTTGTATCGCAGCACGGACGGCAACGACACTGACTACTTGATCTATGAGGTCCGCGTGATCTAAGCAAAAAGCAAGCGTTTCTGCAAGTAAGTCAACAAATAAGCCAACTCACTTGCAGAAACGCGGTCTTTTTGCAAATGACTTTAGTTATTTACAGCAAGAAAGTGAGATTTACTATGACTCCATTCACGATCTTCCATAACGTCAAAACCGGCGCGTATGTTGCGGTTTATGACTTTGCGCTCCCAACCATGACCGGCATCGGCCGCAAAGAGGAATGGCTGCCGGTCTACCACGGCCAGGCAAGCGGCTTGCTCGATAAGGCCAGGCAGCGTGAGGCGTTTGTCAAGGCCCAGGAGCTTTGCGGCTGATACCTGTCGAAACTGCTTAATAATTTCAGTAAAACCCCGAGTGCTTTGTCAGCATACGAAACTTACTAAACACGATAAAATCATAATTGTTCCAAGGAACACAACAAAATCAAACTTTTCAGGAGGATATAAAAATGAAGGACATGACTACCGTGCTGAACAAGAAGATCGTCAACAAGGAGACCAACGAGGTTCGCCTGGTCGTCAAGATCGACGAAGAGAATCGCAAAATCTTCTCCGTTCCTGCGAGCGAGCCCACCGCTGAGCCTACCGGCATGGCTGCTGCTTCCTATGATCGCCGCTGGCGCCTCTGCGAAGAGCCTGTCGCTGAGGAGCAGACCACCACCGAGTCCCAGGCCGAAGAGCCAAAGACCGAGGCCCCTGCCGCGGAAGACAAGCCCGAGCCGATGAAGATGAGCGAGACGATCACCGCCCTCGAGACGATCTTCGACAAGCTCAATGCGATCTACTTCGAGGGCAAGCTGCCCCGTCCGGTCATTACCGTTCAGACTACGCCGAAAGCGTACGGCCATTGCTCCACCAAGAAGATCTGGAAGTCCGAGAACGAGGGCATGTATGAGATCAACCTCGGCGCCGAGTTCATCAACCGCCCGAAGGAATCCACCTGCGCGACCCTGCTGCATGAAATGGTTCACCTCTTCTGCACTGAGAACGAGATCGCCGACACCTGCCAGAATGGCCGCTACCACAACAAGACCTTCAAGGCTGAGTGCGAGAGTCGCGACCTGATCGTCGAGTATGACCGCGCCAACGGTTACGCGCATACCTCTCCGACCGACGCCTTTAAGGCTAAGCTCGCTGAGGCTGGCGTTGACCTGAGCGTCCGCTTCGCTCGTGTCATGCCGAAGGCTAAGGCCAAGGCCGAGCGCGAGAAGGCTCACCGTTACGTCTGCCCCGTCTGCGGTCAGGAGGTTCGTACCACTTTCGAGCTCAGCCTGATTTGCGGACATTGCAACGTCAATATGGACCGCCTGGACTAATCCAGGCGCGTCCAAAATCTGGAAGTATAAACACCAGGGCCCTGGGCGTAGAACGCGATACGGCTCGCCCAGGAGCTCCGTAGGATAGTTTAAGGAGGAATAGCCGCGTATTATGACAATCGGAGATCGTGTGCGGGTTTTACCGCGTGCCAGCTATAATGCGCGTTTTACTGGCTGCGTTGGCGTGGTGGTTTATAGCACAGGACTTTGCGCTGATAGAGTGGGAGTAAAACTCGATGGCACAAATAACCCGCGCAGCAAGTACAATGCCTTTTGGTTTGCACTCGATGAGATAGCTATTATTGAAAGTGAGGATAATTTTATGCTTAACGATTATATTACGGCGAATGTGCAGTTTCTGGACGGCACGAATCACAACATGCAGTATTCCTATGCGCTCTATGACCCGACGATTTGCGTTAGCGATATTGTCGTGGTAAAAACCGGGCACCACGGTTTTGCTTTGGCAAAGGTCATTGAGATCGCGCCTGAGTCTGCGACGGCTGTTCAGTTCGGACGCGAGATCGTGTCTAAAGTCGATTTTTCGGCGTATACCGCAAGGCAAGAGAAAGCTAAGCAGCTCAAGGAGCTTAAGCAGAAAATGGACGCGAAGGTCAAGGTACTGCAGTCGACCGCTCTTTATGAGCTTTTGGCTGAGAAAGACCCTGAGCTTGCCTCAATGCTTACCGCGTACAAAGAACTTACCAAAAAGGAGGATATGAATCATGTATAAGTATTGCCCGCATTGCGGAAAGCCCTTCCTGGAGCCTGACAAGCCTCGCACGGTCGGCCTGGTCTCGCAGGTCAAGGAGTTCATCACTTGGGCGCAGATCAAGGAGTGGTCCGACCTGCGCGAGGCGTCTAAGCACTTCGAGATCGGCGACGAGATTCACGACGAGCTCAAGACTGGCGAGCCGATCACTCTGGTCGTCGTTGAGAAGGACAAGCCATTTGACGGTGACGTCATGTTCATGCTCAAGGATTGCTTGCGCGATACCTACCCCATGAATGATGACTACACGAACGCAGGCGGCTGGAAGGCAAGCAAGCTCCGCAAGGTCCTCAATACCGAGATTCTGGCTTTACTTCCCGACGATATGAGGGCCGCGATCAAGCCGAGAGTGATCGACGGCGAGAGCGATCTCCTCTGGCTCGCTTCTGAGATGGAGGTCTTCGGCCCGCATGACTGGACTGAGAATGACCCTGACCGCGGCGAGCAGATGGCGTACTACAAGCGCCGCGGGAACCGCGTCAAGGCTCTCGGCGACGAGGGCGAGGCTGCTGACGGCTGGTGGGAGCGTTCTCCTCTTGCGGGCAACACTACCACCTTCTGTTTTGTCTACAGCGGCGGCAGCGCCAACTACAACGGCGCCAGCCACTCGTATGGCGTGGCCTTCGGCTTCTGTGTTTAATCTGCGATCTAAGAATCCCCAGCCCGTCAGGGCTGGGGACAAGTAAGAAGGAGGATTCCGATGGGATTAAGAGAACTGCGCCAGGCGAAAGGCTTGACCCTGAAAGGCCTGGCCGCGCTGAGTGGCGTTAACTATATGAAGATTCACCAGATCGAGACGGGCAAGATCAACCCTGAGAACATTGCGCTCAAGACCGCCGTGAAACTGGCGAAGGCGCTCGAGTGCAAGCCCGAAGACATTCTCGCCAAGTAGAGGGACTGCGCATGGATGACGCCGAATATATCTACAAGCAAGACGTCAAAGAGAAGGCCATTACCGCGCGGAGCTCGCATAAGTATGGCAGCTCTCGCCGTCGTCGCTGCGGCCTTTCCAGCGACAATTTAACACGAAAGGAATGGGAACGTATGAACGGCCCAGTACATACTCTCAAGCCCGACGAGGCTCTTTCCTGGGACAGGTTCAGAGCTTTGCCGAGGAGCTTGCAGCAGGACTATATCAAGCATATCCTCTCGAAGTTTAAGGTCGGGCCCGCGGCGCTCGGTCGTATGTTCGGCGTCAGCGAGGCCTATTGCGGGGACTACCTCAAAAAGCAGCTCGGTATCACTTTCCAGGGACGCACGACCCGACAGGAGACCTTGCGCTTCCTCAACGCCTACCGCCCCGAGCGCGGGCCGGTTTGCGCCGACAAAAAAAACACCGAGCTCACGCGAGTCTCTTTGACCTTCTGCGGCGGCTTCTCGCCCGATGCTATCGCAGCAAGGTTGCAAGGGCTTTTCCCTGCGGGCGCAGCGGTCTCGGTTACGGTCGATATTTCTGCTACTGAGGCTTGAGTAGCGAATAGCGGTCTTGTAGCAAAGTTAAAATGCACTTTGCTACAAGACCAAGGCCTTGAAAGCATTGACTTTTTAATGCCTAATAGCAATAATAGCACAATTATTATATAGACCATAAGAATTAAGAAATAAATCTCTACACATATAAACCTACTCGTCTTAATTGTAATGGTCTATATAGGAAACGCGCTATTTGCTATTTTTGCTAATGACAGGAGGTTGACATGGCGAAAAGTAAAAAGCGCGGGCCGGCTCAGAAGTCGAAAAGCTCCTATGCCCAGGAGCTTCAGATAAAGAAACAGCTCGGCGCGAATATCATAGCGGACTGGACCGCGCAGCTCTGTCTCGATACGATGGCGATCGTTCTCAATGACCCCGAAGTCATGGGCCATAGCGCGCTCGGCTCGAAACGGCTCATGCGCGTCTGCGAGGCCTTCAACGAGTTATTTGATAAGACTCGGCTTGCTCTCTCTAAGAGCGATGAGGCTGAATACTGGCGCGTAAAGATCGACCAGGCGCAAGAGCGCATCTTCGGTCCCGATTATCTTCACTGGCAAGAGCGCTATTCCTACTGGGACGAGTGCGACACTTATTAAGGAGGAAAGATCATGGCTCGATTGACAAAGAGGACGCCGCATGGCTGGGAGCTTGCTGCGCCGTGTGCGCCTGGCGTGCCTTTGGCCGCGCTCGCGCGGTATGAGAATATCGGCAGCGCACACCAGTTTAGACACCTCAGCGAACTCAATACGCCGAAGAGCCCTTACCCTGACGGTGATACAAGCATTTTGGAGTGTCCGTGCTGCGGGAGCGGTGAGTGGCTTCATAATGCCGACGAGAGCGAGGCCAACTTCTGCGGGCAATGCGGGCAGGCGATCGACTGGACCAAGCCTGAGGTTCATTGCGAAGACTGCGAGCATTTGACTTTTTCCGACTGCTATGGCGAGTGCGGAAAAGGCTATAAGGGAATTGTCCAGCCTGGGGACTCTTGCGGGAAAGGCGAGCGTAAGTAAAGAGACCTTGACAGTCTCTTTCTTTTCGGCGGTTTTGCCTACTAATTTTAGTAAATCCTCGAGCACTTTGTCAGCATACGAAACTTACTAAATACGATAAAATCATAATTGTTGAGAGCAATAAACCACAACAATTACGGAGGTATTTATCATGCTGAAACTTAAGGACATTCTCGCCGCTGCAAACGCTAAGGTCGCTGAGTATATGGCGCAGGGCTATATGATCTCCTGGATGAACGCTTCTTTCGGTTATAAGTTCCGCGTGGACCTTGAGAAAAACGGTGATTGCGTCCGCGTCAAGGTCGACAGCTTCCACAACTGGGAACGCGCTTCGAGCATTGAGGGTCTGACCCTGCAGGTCGTTCGCATTGCTCGCGCCGACGTTTTTGAAGATCGTGACGTTGAGCCCCTCTACTCCAAAAACTTCTACAACCTGTCCCGTTACGGTCGTGGTCAGGCCTTTACCGAATCCCTCGAAGAAAAGCAGGCCGCTTGCGATAAAGTCATTGCGAGATACCTTGCATCTGATCGTGATACCCGCACCGAGCTCCAGCCTTCCGCAGCGCTTATTCGCTCGCTAAAACAGCGCAAGGGCTTCACCAATGCGACTCGCAATAATATCCGCGTCTATCGCAGCGTCGCAGGTTACACCATCGAAATGGCCGGCCGCAATGGTGCCAAGGCTAAGAGCGAGCTCATTCGCCTGCCTGGCACGAAATAAGCGCCTGTCAGAAGTGCTTAGCGAAATCAGTAAAATCTCGAGCAGTTCGTCGGCATACGAAACTTACTAAACACGGTAAAATCATAATTGTTGAGAGCAATAAACCACAACAATTATGGAGGCTGAGTTTATGGCAAGAGAGTATGTTGTCGAGAATAACGACTTTAGCGAGTTCGAGCATTTGACGCTGAATCGCATCGACCGAAACGGGACCCACTACTACACCGACTGCCGGTGCCCGAAGTGCGGTGGCTCTGGTAACATTTATTACTACGCCCACGTTGAGGGCGGCGTGTGCTTCCTCTGTGGCGGCTCTGGCGTGCACCCCACGCAAGTTGTCGTTCGCCGGATTGAATACCAGCGCGTACTTGACGCCAAGCGCCTTGAGCGCGCTCGCAAAGCGGCACCCGCGATGAACGCAGCCTTCCTCGAGCGTGAGGGCTTCTCCAAAGACGGTAAGACCTATATCGTGCTCGGCGATACCTACGCAATCCGCGAAGACCTGAAAGCCGCTGGCGCAAAGTTCAGCTACAATCTCGGTTGGCACTTCCCCGAGCCGAATCCCAATTACGCTACGCACGAGCTCAGCAAGGACGCCGTTGTCTTTCAGGACGAAGAAGAGACTGTGACCGTGCTTCGCGAGCTGCCTAACGGCGTGCTCGACTGGCCCTATGATGTTTACTATTTGCAAGAGTACGTCAAGCGCCTGCAAGAAGAGTATAAAGCGAGCCTCCTGCCTGAGACTACGTTCTTCGGTGAGCTCGGGCAGAAGGTTGAGCTTACTCTCGCGCTTGATCGTCGCAGCTTCTTCGATACGCAATGGGGCTCTACCGCGATCTACGCCTTTACCGATGCCGAAGGCCATCACTTCATTTGGAAGACGGCTTCCTGGCCTGACGCCTTGACAAAGGTTAACGAGGGCGATTCCATCGTTCTTAAGGGCACGATCAAGGAGCATAACGAGTATAAAGGCTGCAAGCAGACTGTGCTCACGCGCTGCAAGATTGTGGCGTAAGTCCAGGTCGTCTGTATCGCGTCCAAAATCTGGGAGTATAAACACCAGGGTCCCAGGTCTAAAACGCGATACGGGCCACCCAGGAGCCCCGTAGGATAGTTTAAGGAGGAATGACTTATAGACTGCTATATCGGTGTCCTTCATCGGTCCGAGTATTCCTCGCTCGTGACCTTGGACGAGCTCAAGAATCACATTGAAGACCAGAAGGAATATAACCGCAGTTTGCGGGACGACCCCGCGCTTTGTAACTGCGAGAGCCTCTACGCGAAGGTGTTTACGCTTAAGCAGTACGCCGATCGGCGGCGCAGCACAGATTTGACTCGCTTTTCGTTCTGCCCCGATTGCGGGAAGAGAATCGACTGGAAGAGCATTGCTGAGGAGCCTCGGCCGCCCTAAACGAAAAGACCGTCCAGGTCAAACCTGAACGGTCAAATCGAGTGCCAGCCAGAAACCATAACGCAAGACGATAATCTCGCATTCAGGTGTTCGACCAGCGATTAAAATGGTGGAGGCGAGGGGAATCGAACCCCTGTCCGAAAACCCGTCCACAGGTCTTTCTCCGAGCGCAGACGGTCGTTTGCGTTCCCTTGAGCTGACGGCGGCCGTCAGTCTTCAGCCCTTGGTAGCTTCATGATGCATGGCACGGGCAAAGCTTACCGTACTCACGGACGCCACTGATCCACGCCTCTCTCCGGGCCGTGGCCCTCCCGGGAAAGACGGCAGCCTTAGTTAGGCCGCGTACGCGAAATTAGATTCGTCGTTTGTTTTAAGGTTGCTCGTTTTATAGAGGCCGGGCGCCTCTGCTCGCTGAACCTGCCTCAGGATCCCCGTCGAAACCTTTACGCCCCCTTATAAAATAAGATTAAACTACGAAAAG